GCTGATTGCATGGACTCAGCACCAACCTTCATACCGCCATTGGCATTAGGTTCTAAGTCATCAAACCCCGAGGCAACGGTGTTAAAATACTGTGCGCCAAACCTAGCAAGGTCAGTGGCATCGGCCTCTTCTTGCGCACGCTCATCTGCATTCCGCATGAGTCGAAGCGACTCATCCCGATCCGCTAGCGTCTGATCACGGTAATCTTTCAAATCCCGCGCATTGCGGCGATTGGAAACATAACCTAATAGTGGGCCTAAACTGCCTAGTGCCGACTGTGCCATTACTTATCCCCTAGAATGCCATGGCAAAAATTGCCATTGCACCCAATGAACCGATGGTGGAATACGTGTTCGCTTTGCTCGCCGCCTTCGCTTGTGAATAGGCTTGCTTTCGCGCTGACGCATCCTGGGCCGCATTGCCCAGTTGTTGCTGACTCGACCGATTGACGCCCTGACCAATGTTAATCAGGTCGGACATGAGAGCTGTATTAGCTTCGTCCTGCGCAATACGCGCATCGGCAATTGATTTAACTGAACCGAGCACATTGCCGCGCTCTAGGTTTCGATCCATAGCCTGCTGCTGTGCGGGAGTCATGCGACCGCCGTACCGTGATGCGTTTCTAGAAGCTATGCCAGCGGTAAGAGCCGAAGCATTAGTAGAGTCAGTCCGCGCTTGATCGATCAGACTTGTGTCATTTGAAGCCCTGTCAAGGAGCTCCATTTCAAAGTCACGGTAATTAGCTACGTAATCGTTGAACTCGCCACGCGTTATATCCGCATAAGCCTTCTCAGGATCACTCACCTGAGGCAAGGTTGCCGCATAATTGGCTGAACCGCCTTGACCGCCTTGACCGCCTTGACCGCCTTGACCACGATAGTTACCGTTAGCGATCTGATCTAGCTGCTCCGCTGAAAGGTCGAATCTCATATATTCACCCGTTTAAAAAGTAGTCCCAGCGATCACCCAACGAACTTATAGATTGGGGTGGTCCCTGTTGGCCTCTAGGTAACTGACGGTTCGGTGTGAAAAATGATCCACCGGTGTCCTTGTTGTCCAGCCCTTGCATAACCATCGAACTGCCAAGCTGCACTGCGGCATTTTGTCTCGCCATTGCAACCTGCTGTTTGTTCTTGGCACGGTTTAACGCTTCACTGGTTTCTAGCCGCGACAATTTCGACATACCTGTGGTGGCATCCGCAGCCTGCTTGTTAGCTATGCCTATAACATTGGACCCCATCGTGTTCTGGATCTTTCTGCCGGTCTCACTGGCCATACCGAGCTGACCTTGGTAAGCCTTGCTAAGGTCGGATGAGTAATCTAGGGCTTGTGCATTTCTATAGGATGCAGGTGTGAGTGCCTGCATAGTGTCGGCATTAGCGCGAGCTCTCAGAATCTGGCTGGGGTCACCATCTCGGGCTTTGTCACGCATCTCTTGCAGCTTGGGGTCGTAGTTCTGTTTAAAGAACTTATACCGCTCCAGAGCTACAGAGGCCGAAGCTTTTTCAGCGTCGGTGGCTTTGTAATCTGATTGTTTTGGGCTACTCATGAACCGGCTTCCTATAAATTAAGTCGTCTAAAACCCATCCTCGACGTGCGAGAGCGTTTCCCCACCGTTCAGACTTTGTTCTGGCTTCGATCCAACTATGGCCCGTAGCCTCGGCAACCTGTCTAATCCCCTCCATATGTCTGAACAGGGCTGGAGCCTTTCGGGGTTGGCTCCAATAAATCCACATCAACAACGTCTTATCACCGGTATACCGGTCAACTTCAGACGTTGTTACCGCAAAACCACCTTCGGCAATAAACAACATCGCCCGTTCCGCTTTAACTTCTGCATATACATCCTCTGGGATGTAAGAGAGAGTTGGGTTGTCCGCCAAAATCTCTTCTATTGCAGGTCTAATCCACCACCACTCTTCTCGAATATCGCCGAGCCTAAGAGTATCGTCGCCTTGTTGGGCTGGTATGGTAGCCGCCATATTTCACGCTCCGTGCTATGGGTGTATTACTAGCTCTCGCTTTGTCTTCTGCTTCCTTGACACCTTCGGCATAAAGAGCCGCATACATTTGCGCGGCTTGATAATCAGTCCAAACTTTTGCAGGCGTCCTCAACAACCGGAATAAGGCACCATTCACAATGGCATCCTTATGATTGTTGATAATTTCATCGTCTAGTAATAAAGCATCCGCCGTAGGTTTCAGCACAGCTCTCAAAAGCACAGACTCTACCTTCGTAGTAGCTGGCATCGGAGCGAGATAAAAAAGGGTTTGGCTCTGCTGGACAAAATACTTAGGTATCCCCGCGTTGGCTTTGTCGCGCCAATCAGGAAGTCGTTGTTCTAATAATCCTGTGCTCACCGGTTCTAGTTTTTCACCGTCATTAATAAGCCACAGTATTTTATGGACAACCGCATTCTTTGGGGGCTCTAAGTCATACTCGTAAATCTTTGCAACCGTTGTCACGGGGTCCAACTCTTGCTGATAGACTTCTGATTTTGTGCAGAAGTCTATAGCTGAAGAGCGAATCGCTGCGATTGCTACGGGGTCGGAGCAACCATATACGCTGGGTAACACATCAGGTAATAACGACTCAAAAGTAGCCATGTTCGTTACGCCGCTGCAGTATTAGCGTTAGGGCTGGTAACCAAATCTAATTGCGATTTGCCCGTCACCGCAGCCATGAAGAGCTGGTAGTGGTTTCCTGCACGCTGGCTGTTACCGGTGTACTCAGCGTCCTTCATGTAGCAGGAATACAGCACGTAGTTGTATACGGAGTTCGCGTAGATATCAGGGACTGTCAGGTTATCGGCCTGCGCTACCGTACTAGGGTTTCCCGAATAGATAATTTCGACATAAGCATCCCCAGCGACTCCAGGATAAACGTAAAAGTTACGAGGGTTAGAATCGTCATAAACGTAATGCTTAACCACAGCACTGTGAGCAGCATCGCCGCTACTCGCAGGGTCGTGCCACGTAGGCGTTTGAGCATCTAGCACCTCCCGTTCTACAAGCCTGATGGAGCGAGAACCGGTGCCACCCGAAGCAGCAGACATGTTTCTGACGACGCCAAGTAGCCGGTTTCCATTAGAAGGTATTGATTGTTTAGTGCCAGCTACTAACGTGATTGTTTCATTCTGCGCAGAGGCGTCGGGTTTAAACAACGCAATTTCACGTTGCGCGTCGTTCACCCAAAGGACTAGCTCATTTGCAACCGGCCACCTAACCCCCGTGGTGTCTTGCAGAGTTACTTGAACCCTATCAATTACTGATTGAACGCTGACACTCATACTGGGCTACCTCTAGTTTATTAGCCATTAAATACTCGATCCCAAGCGGCCTCTCGTACTTCAGTCGGAATCGTTTTCCCACAAATACGGTGAATGGACGCGGCTTTAGGCTCACCATTAGCTTTAAAATCCTCTGGTGCTCCGCTCTCAACGAGCTGCTCAACTGCCGATATGACCTCATCAAGAGGGTCAATTTCTTCGGTCTCAACTGAAGCAAGCACAGCGGTCGGAGCGGCTCCAACAACCTCTGCACCCATACTCAGTGCTATAGCACCAATACTTTCTGAAACTTCTCTTTCTACGCCAGCCTGAAAGACGACAATGCCGCCGTCTAATGTGGCTACTCTCAAATCCTGTGGAGCTTTAATTCTCATAAGTCTTCCTAAAAAGAACCCCCTACCCTCTGATTGATTGAGCAAACAGCGAGTAGGGGGAAGGGGAGAGTCATCTACCGCTTACTGCGCGGTATCCAGACAAATCACGCCGAAGTCTTCAACAGTACCGTTGTAGTCGCTGTTGAACTTAGGCTTCTTGAGTCCGAAGATCTTCCCGATGGAGATACCAGCTTGGTTGCCATAGTCGAATGTATCTTCGACAATCTCAGGCAAGCCGATGTCAGCCATTGCAAGTGATTGAGCACCACAGAACAGAGCGCGAGCTCCATTTACGTCTGCGTCTGCACCCCACTTGTATCCAGCAGCTCCAGCGTTGCTAGAGGTACCGGCAGTTGCACCAGCCGTATTGAATACGTGACGGAATTCGTGACACATCACGCCGTCAACCATCAAGCTGCTGCTACCAGCAAACAATGAGTTTGCAGTACCGCGAACGCCAGCATTGCGAACGTTAGCCAAGAAGTCAGAATCGAGCTTCAGGTTAGCCATTTGCTGTGGAGTTACGAACAGGTGGAAAGTTTCTTCGTTACCAGCGCCTCGAAGACCACGGATGTAGTTATCTTTAGCGTAGGCTTTCAGCTCAACGATTTGCTTGTATCCAAGCTTATCTGAAGCTGTTACAGCAGTTGTATCGCCAGTAGCAATATCACCGCCGCTAATGCGCAGGTGACGGGCTGCAGTAGGTGCAGAAACGTCTGACGCATATTCAAGGTCAACTAGCTCAAGACCTGAAGTGGAGCTAGTAGTTCGCACCGCACCGTTAGTCTTGTTAGTGTACGCGATTCCAGACAGCGTCAAGAACGCCAACTGGTCCATACGATCTGCCATGGCATATGCCAGTGCGTCACGAGAGGTCTCGCGGAAGTTTACTACCGACTTTTGGTCAGCCATGCGGCCAGCAATTCGGTTAGCGAAACGTAGTTGATCAAGTTCAATCGTGATGTCATACGCACGCAAGGCTTCTTCGTTGCCTTCTAGTGTGTAGTCACCAGTGACACCGTCTCCGGTCATGTCTGCAAGCAGAGTAATGACGGCACGGGTGCCTTTCTCAGAACGAGTAAGTTCAGTGATTCGCTGAACCATTGCATTTGAACCAGTTCCTGCGAACTGATTAATGAAGCTCATGTTACGAGCTTGACGCCAGAAATCCCGACTCCACGCGGTTAGTTGCTCAGAAGTCAGGCTGGCAAAGTTTGTTAAAGCCATGACGGCCTCCAAATTTGCTGGTTAAAGTAAAAGCCCTGTTGTCCTTTGCGTGCAGACTAACGAGTGCGCAAATTTACGAGTGCGTCTCGGCTTATTTAACGTCTGTGCAGACGATTACGGTTTTAACGTGTACGGCACGATCAGATTACTTGCTGATACAAGAATGGTCTCATGATATTAGCTGTACTAAAGGTATAAGTCAAACTGCTAATAGCTAGTCCTCGACTTCCTCTTCTGGTTCATCTTCGGCTATTTCAAAGTCGAACGCATTAGTGGCTACGCCTCCAAGCGAAGGTGTTTCCATCTCTATCAAGGTCATCTGGGGTTTAGCTTGTTTCTTCCATATGGCGTCAGCCATGGCCAAAACGTCTTTCGCTGGATAAGAACCCTGCGTGTAAGCAAGGATATTTATAACCACATCGCCGTAAGACCACTGATACATACCGCCTCCGTCATTTTTTCTTAGACTTCCGTTTCTTTGCGGTTTTCGCGGATTTCTTAAAGTCCTTCGCGCTGGGAGCGCCCTTGGCTCCAGCTTTCCGCATGGTCTCGCCAGAGCCGTTTTTGATACGCCGCCTTTTGGCGGCGATGTTGGCATATAAACCCTTACCGGCCATACCTAGTACCTCTTCTTAGGTTTCTTTTTCTTTTTTGCTGCTGCAGCAGCGGCCTTCTTACCCGCTTTGGTATAGGGGAACTTCTTTCCAGCTACTTTAGGCATGGCTAGCCTCCTTTAACGCAGTTTTTAGACCAGATTGCATCTGAGAAGCTGTACCCATCTTGGAATGGCTCATAAACCGCGCACCATTCTGCGCCTCCTGGCGTCAGTCCATCCGAGGGGTCAACCGTCTCGACATAATCACGTTTGCGATTGGGGTATCGCGGGGAAAAGAGTATCTGCCCGTTATCCAGATACTCCTGCTTGGTAAACATATCGTTGTATGAGACGAAAACCTCTTCACCATTTAGAAGCGTATAGGTAGTGCCGTCGTCATAGTAAATCGTGGTGGATGCTGAACAGATTGCTGAAAAAAATGCTGCTAATACTAAAACCGCTTTCATAGTGACTCCTTACCATTTAGTTTTGTTAGCCCAGTAGGCCGCTGACATTTTTCCTTTGGAAATGTTCTTACCGTGGCGAGCCTTGAAGCTGGCTCGCTTTTTCTTCATGGCTTCACTTTCGCCCGACTTTGGCTTGCCAGCGGTCTTCGCGCCCTGCTCACCAAACCGGATGGTCTTTACCTTGTCGCCTTCTTTAGCTACGACAACGTGAGACTTCTTCGGGTGGCTAGGAGTGCGCTTTGGTTTGTTGTAACCACTGACACCTGCTCTAGCTAATCGTGGGTCTTTCTTATCCGCCATGTGTCACCTCAAAAAATATCGCCGCGAAGCCGTTTCAAAGTTGCCTCTGGCAAAGCGTTAAACTCTTCCTCCGACAACGTACTAATATCCACAGCCTTCTCGCCGTGACTACTAGAGCTCTCTCCAGGAAGTTCTGGGGGTTGTTTCGATGCTGCATCAAGCTTCTTAGCTACTTCCGCTCGCTTCTTTGAAACCTCATCTACATTCTTCTTAGCAGGTGCAGCTTTACCTGCTAGACCTGTTGAGGTCTCCTCTTCTGGCGCAGGAGCAGATAAGTCGTGGTTTCTGATAACGAAATCAGAAGCTTTAGCCAAGGCATCAACCGGTCGC